CATCACCATTCTGGGCGGGATTAACGGTAGTTAGAGTAATACTTAGGGTGCTCTGATTTACACTTACATTCAAACCATCATAAAAATCTCCACCAAATGAGAAATTACGAGCACCGTTTCCTTCTCTACCTTCAGTTACAATATAATCAATTCTAATATCTGTGTTTGGATCTAATTTCTTACCAAAGAATCCATCACCAAAAAGAATTTCATATTTTTCATCTTCAATCTCCTGAAGTAAGAAAACTTCAGAGTCTTTAGTAATTTTAACGATATTATCAACTAATCTATATGTTCTACCATCTCCAATCTCTCCAGGTCTAAAAATAACACTTCTAATAGTTGATGTATCAATGAATGGATTATCTAAAATGAACTTTTGCTCACTATGACCACTAACTGTAAATGCTTTTGATAATAATGTTCCTTCATATACCTCAAACTGCCCAAAATCAGCAACTCCATTCACAACTGCCACTGTTCTATCCTCTGGGATGGCAAAAGCATATGTTGTTCCAGAAGAATCACCAGTACAAACTAAACCTTTCCTTAAAGTAAGTGTATTTCCATTAATAACACCTGCTGAATCAGTAACACTAAGACTTACTGTACCTTTTGCAGCAGTTCTTGATCTAGGAACATAACCAATATTTCTAGCAAGTGAAACAACGTTCTCTCTAAGAGTTGCAGAATCAATAAAAGACTCATTAACAACCATATTAGTGTTAAATGCAGTCTGATACGTATTATATGCTAATGTATCGATAAGAACCGACATGTTTGACCCTTCATAGTCAAAACCAGTAAAGTCGGTATTCGCTCTTAGGTAATCTTTAATAGAGGATTTGATATCCTCGTAGTCTAAATTTGTAAACTTGTTAGATGGCATTATCTTGTCGCCTCTAGGATGAAGGAAATTGCTTGAGCTGAGGATGAATCCCCAATAATATCATAAAATATTGTTACTCCAAATGCATTTAGGTCTGGTCTGGAATCAACTTCTACACTAACATTACTAACTCTAGTTTCATATAACTGAATTGTATTCTTAATTGTATCAGCGACTACAGATGCAGTTGCATCATCAACCAAATTGAACAAAGTATCTCTTATTGGAGACCCAAATTGAGCATTAAAAAATTTTTCACCAGGAAGTGTAAAAACACAATTCTTAATTGCTGTTTTTATTGCATCTTCATTCTTAACAACAGTTAAATCATTCGTTACTGGGTGAGGAGTGAACGAAAAACTGATATCTTTGAACGATTTTGAGGTAATCCTATTAGAAATAGGCATATTATGGAGGCTTTAAATTTATTTATACGTATTAACGACAACTTTTTTTACAATTACTCAATTTCTCCACTTTTTTCGTCAATCCACTCGGTAACTGACCTCTCTTTTGGTGTTTCCCAGAAATATTCATCAGTATCTCCCAGTCTTCCCCAGTCTGTTCCTGCCTCAACTTGATATTCTATAGTAGAAACCTTAAAATCAGGTTTCTTTGGCATCTCAGGAGTGATAGAAAGGTCATATAAACGCATCCGATTGTTAGGATACAGTGCAAACTGCCCATTTTCGAGTGCTATGCAGTTATGAGACTTGTGTTCTTGTGGAACTTCACTTACATTATTGTCTACTACGTCTGGATTTGCATGGTAATTGTCTAATGTAAACAAATATTGACCTTTAATGAACCCATGATCTCTTGTATATACCTCACAATCCATTGAAGAGACGAAACCTTTGTTGATTGCAACGACTCCATAGTCCATACAGTTCCAAAATTGGAGATTTTCGAGTGTCATATCAGGATCTGGTGCCTTTGGTGCTCTTACAAATGCACTAATAGGCAGTTTATCGAACATTGCACCGTATTCTGGTAGGTAAGTCTCAAAGTAAAAAGCGCGTCCAGGTATCGATTTTGCCGAAACCCAGACACCCTCTACAAATTCACCATGTCCGTCCTTATGATCTCGCAAATATTCCTTACGTACCCAAATTTTTTCGGCAGGAAGATTGCAAATTAGGTTCATCCTTGACCTCTAGAACGTTTTTTCTTGTTATTTCGAGAAGTTGCAGCATATTTTGTGTGTCTACCTGCCCCTTGTCTTGTTTTTTTCGGTCTACTTTCAATAGTTTTCACTTAATTACCTCTACATTAATGTCTTTTGCGTTAGGATGCCCCTTTTCATAGTACTGATGGGCAAGATCTTCAAGGGTATCGAACATTTCTTCCTCTGAAAGGTCTTTCCATGCCACTACACCCTTGATTGAAATGTTATATCTATCAGATAACTCTTGTTTTTTCATGTCCAACACGTATATTTGGGTCACACCATATCTCAAAACCTGCTGCAATCGCATCTAAACAGAAAGAAACGTCTTCTCCGCACATATCTTGTACCTCTCCTGACTCAAATTCTTGCATTTTAGGAGCAAACCAAGGATATTTCATTTCTTCGTGTTCAAAAACTCCATTTTTGATGAGTACCCACCCAAATCCTGTGTAATCCACCGTGAAGGGCTTACGGCGCTTCTGCATACTTTCACCAGTTTCATGATTCATAACACCTCCATTGGTACGGAAGTCTTGCTCTTCCAACCAGTGAGCAACAGAAGTTGTGCGTCCATCTTCGGTCATGTACCAACCTGCAGCAATATCCTTCTGCATAAGGACTAACTGTAAAAATTGTGCAGAGTTAAAGATAATATCACTGTCAATCCACAGTTGATAATCATACTTGAGTTTGCCATCCCATGGGATTTGGTTAGGACCACGTAAAACATTTGCACCTAATACCTTACAACGTGCAAAATTGACCATTGATGAGTAATCCTGAGAGATTTGGATACTCACACCCATTTGTACCAGATCAAAACATAATTGAACAAAGTTCTTCATGAATGCATATGAACAACCACGACCAGGTAGGCACAGTACAACTGCCTTTCCTTTTATAAGTTCTTTTGCTTTTTCGTAGTCGTATTCTATTTCTTTTTTCTTTCCTCCCTTAGTCGGAGTCTTTGCTTTTACAGTAAATCCTTTAGCCATAATTTGAGTAGGTTACATCATTATCATACTATAGTATGTAGTCATTGTCAATAAGACGATTCTTCGGTACACACATCTCCAACACATTCTGTATATGTTAGTTCTTCCTTAAAATATGAGTGATAAATTCTTCCCCATATTATATCAAATTCTTCTTGATTTAAGTTCTTGAATAAACATTTGTCATTCAAGTAAATGTGAAACGTTACGCTAGTTGTCGAAGTCATAAACCTCCTCTACTTTAATGTCCTCGAATGTGTACTTAATATCAAGTAAGTTATTATCAATGATTGTTTTAAGCATTGTAATTGTATTTTCTTTTTCTTCCTTGGAGAGACGTTCAAAAACTGCCTTTTCCTTAATCACAATATTGTACATTAGAATTCCTCTTCTTCATCGATAAATTTACAAGTAAGTTCAACTTCTGATTTCAATGTCCATTCTACCACATCTCCTTCTTCCCATGTGAGATCCTTAAGGACTTCTTCTGGAATTGTAACAAAGAGATCTCCTGTGAGATCATCTTGTTGAATGACTGCTTTACGAATGTGCTTCATTTGCTTTGTAATCTCTCCACAACTGTTGATGCTTGCATAGGTGCAACATCATTTAATCCATTAGCATCAAACCAAGGTGCACTTTCCCAATCGAATCCTTCTCCGAATGTGTTATCAGGTGCCATCACATACCAATGACATTTTGCATCAGGTATATCAACAGCACATACTGCCCAGTCATCTGCCCATTGAGGTACTTGAACGTACATCACGGGTAAGTGATTTGCATGAGTGATTGTCGGAAATATAGTCAATGATATCATGAATACAAACCCCCAGAAAATCTGAGGTATGTATCTGACACTCATTGGTCTCTTATATACTTCCATTACGTCGTGGTAGTTCATTTGTATCGACCCTCTATGAGTTTATATATGGCGGAAAATTTTTTCATTTGAAGTATATTTAAAGGTCGAATTGTCACCTCTGTAGGTTAGATGGTACCTACGCGATTAAACACACAATAAGAAAGGGGCATAAGGACTGCCCCTAACGTATTATTGGCGCAGAGGGTATCCCTCAGCGTTGGTGTAATGTGAGCAACTGCGCCAGTGGTGTTGGGTCTTATATGGTCATAGGTCTCCACACATAAAGGGCATATTCCTCTGGGGTCGCCCACCCTTGCATGACCAATGCCCAGAGGAGAGTTATAACTCCTCAAGCATTTCGTCCATTTCACATGAGTTGATTGATGGGTTGTCCCATCTTACTCCGTCTCCTGTGGTGTCTATGCCATAGTTAGCAAAGATCTCAAGTAGGTGTGACCAGTCCATTGCTCTGCGCGCTATGTCATATAAACCCTCATCTGCACCTATCCATAGGGCAGCGTTCCATGTCTCATAATTAGTCCAACCGTTATATTCTGTGTCTGGTGTAAGTAGGTTTGCTTGATAAGTTGAAGTCATGAATGCTCCTGTGTGGTATGTACTTATTATAAGGGGTGATATAAACGTTGTGTATACGTTATGTGCCAGTTTGTGAAGTGGCATACTCTAATAAGTCATGCTCTCTGAATAGGTTATAATAGGTGTCGTTCATTAACCCGAACTCAAAAGACGTGTTTGCGTGTTGTTCGGTTACACCTTCATAACACTTAAGGATTTCATCGTAATTCATTAATGCTTCCTCTGTCTGATGTATTCGCTGACTCTGTCGTTTAGGTCAGCGATTAATACGATTGATCCGAGTATTAAAAATGTTTCAATCATTGGCATAAGTCCTCAAAGCGTTTGTTTGCAAGTTCAATTTGTTTCTCTTCTGAGAGATAGGGGAAGCACTCTTGCACTTCCTCAAAAATGGATTCTAAAATAAGTTCGTTTTGTAGGCAACTCATTATGCGTACCTCCCTGCTGGATGTGGGTTTGATGGTGTACAACCGAATGATGCAAAAAATGCGTTCATCATTCCGACGTTAACCTCTGGGTCGTCAAAGTCAACTCCGCCGATATGGTCAACTCCCCATTCGCTGATTTCATCAATGAAAGTTGCGAAGTCTTCGCAAACGAATGCCATGTTCTCAAAGTTTTCTACTTCTTTGATTCTGTTAATAAGTCTTTGGGTTTTTGTCATTTGTGGAAACCTCATGTTTGTTATGTACTTATTATAAACAGTAGGGAGATTAAAATAAACCCCCCTTGTGCCACTTTGTTAACTGTCACAGTATACCTCGCACGTCGTTACTTAATATGGTACGCTTACCATTGGTGACATTGTGAAGCATATTATCAAAGGTTTGCAAGTCCCATTCTTTCTGCTCTGGGACGTCCATTTCATATGCGAACATGACTACTTCATAAAGATAGTCAAATTGAGTTGGTGTTAACTCAATGTTGATTCCGTCTCTATTAGTCATTTGAAGTATACTCCCCTTCAAGAACTCTTGTTCCGTTTAGTGAGTACCAAACTAATTGAGCATGACCATATTGCTGTGCCATGTCATAAAGTACATCATAAGCGAATGATCCATAAGGGATTGCTTCCCTTATTGGTGTATTTGGAATTTCAATAAATTTTTGTATCATAGTGTGGAAACCTGATTGTTTATAATACTATTATACACATAAAGATGTGCAAATTGCAAGCGAAAGTGGACAGTTTATTAACTGTCATATGCTCTCAAACTTTTAAGACATTGTGCGTTAATGTCCATGATGTGTTCTTTAATATCACTATTCATATCATAGTGAAATAAAATACACTCTCTGATGTATTCAATTTGATCCTTTGTGAATTCTCTTGTTAATCTTGGCATTAGTCCTCTACTCCTAATGCTTCATTTAAATGTGCGACTACCTCACGGCATAAACCCGCCATGTATTCATCGCTACCATCTTCTGATGGGTACATGTTGAAAATTTCAAGTAGTTCATCCGCTGCATCGGATGCTGCAACTACTGGTGCTCTGTCAATTTTGAAACGATCAGTTGCGTACATGTGTGGAACCTGTATGTTTATACTATTATTATAAACGAAAAAGGGAGGTGTAAACCTCCCCGTGTGACACTTTTTAAACTGTCTACTAATGGTTGCAATTTTTGTCAATGTATGCATCTTCATTCCAGTGTTCCCCTTTATCAAGAACTCCGAGGTTAACAGCGATTGAATCATAACACTCCATCGCACTCCGTGACATTCTATTACAAGTGTAATCCCACCCTAAGTTAGCGAAGTCGTCGTAGAGTTTTTTAACGTTAATCTTTTTACTCATAATAACCCAATTCCTCCTCTTCTTCTCTGATCTCTTTTGCTGACATTGTGAAAAAGTCTCTGATTGTCATATCAGGATATTGTAGTAGATAGGAACATAAAGCACCCATACGCATGTGCCTACTTTCTGCCATGTCGATTTGTTCCATAACGGTTTGAGCGTCCCACTCTAGTGATTTTTGATCTGTCATTACACCACGGGGATAGTAATGCCATCATGAAAAGGCACGATTGTATTAAATGCACGAACGTACCAGTTCCAATTTTTCTGAAAAATTCCATTTGAACGTGGTTCGCAAAACTCATTAATAAGTGCATTGAGTCTGCTTTTTGTAGTTGGTGTAAACCAACCACCGCCAGAGTAGAGTTTCAACGAATCATCAGTAACTGTGGCAATATGATTTCCATGCAAAAATACTTCTGCACTCATATTGTTTGTTGGGTCATAAGTAACGCAAGTGTTATCTTTAGACCATGCGTGACCATTTCTGATCGCTTCATTCATTTCAAGTTCAATTTTTCTCATGTGTGGTTTAATTGCTTGACTCTTTTATTATAAACGAAAAAGGGGACTACGAAAGTCCCCATGTGACACTTTATAAACTGGCACAATGCCACTTGATTTGTCTATCACGATTTGCTATATCAAAACAGATCTCACACATACAATCAACATGCGGGTACGAATCCCTCCAGTCATAATCTTCTTCTAATGGTGAGTCCCAGTAATAATAACAATCTGGTTGATAGTCTTGAATGCAGTGATCCGAATTTTTCGGATAACCCATTTCTTGGCGGTAACTCTCATCAAAGTTACCGCATACGTCGCACTTTGCCATTATGTTCCGAGGTAACCTGCAACTTGGGCGCCTGGTTCGTCATAGAACCACGTAATATCAACTGTTGGGTACTTTTCACGAAGTGCATAGTATATTTGCTCAGGTGGTGACCATGCAGTTTCAAAGGTGACTTGAAAACTGTAATCATCACCATCTAGTTCTGAATACTTGCCGTCAATGTCCCATTTAGTTCCCCAGTTGTTGATGTTCCAGTCATACCATCTATCATCATTCATATCAGTTGACGGAAAGTATAGACCCTTACCGAATCCTTTGTCCTTGACGACTGGTAGTTCACCAACTTCACCACGAGGTTTTGAGAAAGAATATTCTTGCACGTCCTCTGGTGCTAGTGGTGTTTTCTCCCAGTTTGGGGGTGGAACTATCTTCTTAAATACATCTTCTGATTCAAAGATTTCACGAAGTTCAGCAATCTTGCTGGTATCGTCAGAGTAGAAGTCAACTCTGTTGTTGCACCAATTGGGCATAATAAATTCCTTTTGTGTGGTATGTACTTATTATAACCGCACATTATGCCCCTTGGTAAGCAGACTGTGCCACTTCTTCTTTTGTCACACGGATCCAACGGATCGGATCACCTGCAGTCATCTTCCAAATAATTTGATCACCGAATCTGGTTTGGTCCCGTGCTACACGATATGCTGTGTCGATATCCGCGCAGTATACGCAACCATCCGCATCGAAGTCAAACCAGCTGGCGGGTTGGACCGCCCATCTTCTTGGATCAGTCATGATACGTACCCGTAATTGTACTCATCGATCAAGATATCACGGACCCGCTCACGATCCAATGAATCACCATCTCCCCAAACATAATGCGCATACTCTAAATCACCTTTCAAACATTTTTCAACGTAGTTAACGGTAGCGCGCATGATATCATATAACGTTAACGGATCTTTTGTGTTGTTATCGATCAGCGGGTACAGCGGATCATTGGTACCGTAGAATGAATCAACGTACTTGACGAAGTCATAAACACCGTGTGGATTTGTCATGTGCTCATAAAAAAAGGACGAGAGAAACAAAATATAGCGTCACAACTATACTAGTTGTGTCTTTAGTCATCTAATGACTTACTATTTCTGTTTCCCATTCTTAATATAAACCAGGTTCACCACGAATGGGAATTTTATGTGACAGTTTAATTAGTGGCACATGGCAGGTTGCACTCAAGCCGACTCATGCATTATAATAAGGGTAAGAAGTTCGAGGGTACGAACTATAAAATCTTCGTCACGCATCCTGCCATAAAATATTACTAGTTCTCTTTCTCAATAACGAATCCTTATTGAGAATTATATAATTTTTCGATCTCGTCTTCACCTTCCTCGACACTGACTGCTACAGTCTCATCCGATTCCAACATGAGAAACTTGTGCCAATCTAGCGCCCGCAACACCTGGACATCTAGATCCACGTACGCGTCGATCTCGAGCTCGACCGAGACTTTACGTTTTTGACTGAGAAGGCTTGACATAAGAGCTAGAAGGGGGTAGAATCTCGACTAGATTATTATACCATGATGCAGGTTTGCGCGCAAGCTCGTCGAGATTGTGTATGTCACCCGCATGATTCTCGACGAGATGTTCCCCATTGCACGACTCATGCTCGTCGTCAGGAAGCTCGACGAGATGTTCATAAGACCATTCGTACATGGCTCGACTAGATTGTGTGTGTTATATGATTAGTATAGCATATTTATGAGAACTCGTCGAGATTTGTTACAGTTTGTGAACATTCTAGTCGAGATGATGTATAATGCGCGAAAGCTAGTCGAGAATTATGATGCGCGGGTCTCGACTAGATCATAATGCGCAGGTCTCGACGAGATTTCGGGGCGTTGGGGTTGACAAACTCCGAGTCTTATGCTATGCTCGCTAAGATAACAATAAGATCATACCTTTCTCAATTATTATTGCAAATGAGAATCAATTACAACACACAACCATATTTTTGTTAATATTTCCCTATATACATGTACCATCGTGAACACTACACTATTCTATGGCAATAAAACAAGGTATAATCTACTGTATTACCAACAAAGTAAGTAAGAAACAATATGTTGGCACTACAACTCTACCATTAAACAAGGTATGGAAAGAACACATAACAAATAATACTCATAAAGACTTATATAATGACATCAACAACCTAGGTACAAGTAGATTTAATATAAGTGTATTAGAGGAAACAACAACCGATAGATTAGATGAGCGTAAGGACTATTATGTTGATAAACTGGGTAGTGAATATAATATAATACCCATACCAATAGAGATAAAGAATAAGGATAAGACAATTGAGTGGGTTAACAATATAAAGAAGAGTATTAATAAGAAGGTAGCATCAGGAGAGAAATGGGGATTCATGTGTGAAGAACATAGGGGCGATGGCACACACATGAAACAGAAGATAGAGGGAACTAATATAAAGACTGGAGAGATAAAGATATGGAATAGTATAAGTGATGCTGCCCTTGATGTTGCAGGTGATAAGAAAAGAAATGGTAATATTGTACTCGCTGCTCGCAATGGATGGGAAGCATACGGGTACACATGGCGAAAGATAGGTGAGAACCTACACAAACGTAAGATATATGGTGTACATAAGTCTAATGGTAAGAAGACTCAAATATATGAAAGTATATCTGCTGCCGAACGTACTATCAATGGTAAACGTGGCGGTGGTATAAGGAAGAGTTTGTTATATCCTGGTAAAAGAACTTGGAAAGGTTATTATTGGTATTATGCTACATAACTGCTGCTGCACTATCAAGTGGTGTATCAGGTGCAATAAGATGACCTGCAATATCATGATCAGACCACATATGATGTATCCATCCTGTTATAATATACTTGTTTCCTTTTAATACCATGTTACCCTTATGTTGATGTGTCCATTGTGCTGGCCATATCACAATAGTACCTGGTTCTGGTTGTACTCTCTTCTTTTGATATAAGAACTCTGTTTCTCCTCCCTCAAAATCATTATTCAAGTACATCATCCATACAAGGACTCTATCACTGTGCTGTACACTCTGCCCTAATTCATCATGCCAAACATGATAACCACCACCTGCAGGTGTCTTTTGTACTTTGTTAAAATTACTATAAACGTGCTTACTGCGTAGTGTACCATAATGAGTCATATAATCATCAAGTGCCTGATATAGGTATTCAGTCACTAATGAGACACTACAAATACATCCTTCTTCTCTAATTGCAGGATCATATGATGTACTGGTACAATAGTCATCAATATGAATAAGGTTATATGACCGATCCAGTCTACCACCAAGTCCAGTCATAAATTGTTTTGATCCCTCCATGGCACCCATGTCATGCCCGTTCTCTCTCCACTCCTCATGTAATCTCTTGACCTCATCATTATTCATACATGCATCTTCAAGAAAGTCAAATTTCTTGATTATTTGATCACAATTGCTCTTGGGGAATACATTGTGGTATATTGAAATAAAGTCATCACTATGTTCGATGAACTCTCCGTTTACTCCTTTCATGATGTTTTCAATTAGTTATGTGTTATTATTTAGAATGCTTTTATAAGGAACTGTACTCTGATACATGCCTGAACTGTACTGGCACTGTGTGTATGTGATGATGGATTATTTGAACCTGCACTATTAACATTGAATGCAAAGTTGGTACGAGGTCCCATACCAAGACCACTACCTGCGTTTCTTGGACCATAACTGGTATTACCAGGTACAGAACATGGTTGATAACCTCCACCCCACCAACCAGGTGATCGTGATGGACATGGAGATTGTATCCATCTTGACCTTCTACCTCTTCGGACACGAATACGATAACGCATACATGCTCTACCATCCCAACAACGTGGATTATTTACAACTGCTCCCCAGTGATTTGGTTGGTTTGTTACGTTGACATCGTTGGTTAAGTTATAATTCTGTCTTGGTAGATTATGTCTGTGTCGTGGCCACTGTCCACTAGTTAAGACTGTTGCACCAAATGTTGACTGAATACTACCTGCCCTACTGCCCAGTGTTTCATTATTACGTTGAACTACAACATCATCAGGATTCATGTTTGGTACGGTGAATGTACCAGTACCACTAAAATCACCAGGTGGGTAAGTGTCAGCTCCATCATACTGTTGTGATATAACACTCGCAAGACCACGATATCGGGTATTATTTACACCTGAAATTGTATATGTTGTCCCATCACACTGTAAATATCCACTTGGCACTTGATTACCTGACCATGTTATGATCGTACCTATGGCAGTTTTATCTGGTTTAAATTGATTGTATCTTAATGCCATGTTATGCTGACTGTATGTAATAATTTAGGTAGATACTGGGTTGCAATGTTGATGCTTCACTATGACTATGACCAGCTGCTGCGTTGTTTAAAAAACCAGTCTCTGCATTTGGTCGGAAACTTCTATTGTAACTCGGAATTCTTGATGTCACCTGAACCTGACCTGAAGAACTATGGTTATTTACATTGATTTCATATGCATAATCTGTGGTACTAGTACCATGAGTATGTGATGGTACTTCACTACTGTTTAAAGCATGTGGTTCGATGACCATGTTAAGAGAACCACCTTGTTGTATCATAGTACTAGCATCGGTCATGTCATTACATGCTCTGAGTACTCGTCCTCTCAAATCTGGTACTTTGAATGTACTGGTTGAACCAGGAATATCGGTGACGTTCTGAACATACTGATCACCACCATAGATGTTACTGATTGTTCTATGTAGTCTTCTATACTGGTAAGCATCAAGACTTTGACCATTACATAGGATATACTTATTTGTAAATCCTGTTGGAACATTCGCAACCAATACAATGGTTCCGATTCTACCACCTTTTGACTTTCCTGAAAAATAGTTTTGTGCAATTGCCATGGTTTACCAGTTATCGTCTCTGACTGTGTACTTGTATTTAATAATAAACTTTGTCGTCAAGTCTGGTTGTCGGCATTCGGCATTTATACTATGTAGATGCTCATTACCAGATCCACCAGATCCACCAGTTTGGTTTGAGTTGTATACTTGTCTTCTATTAAAACCACTAAAATTCTTCCAGTTTCTACTACCACTACCTGTTCGATATTGATTATTGGCACGATTCATGTTCCTAGAGGTATTACTATTACCACTGTGACCAACATTATGATTATGAAGTGGTAAGTGATCATTACTTAAGGTTGCATTTCCAGAATTACTATTATTATTAGCACCAAAGGTACTACCTTGATCATTTATTGTAGTATTATTGTCGTTAACATTACTGCCTTTTGCAAGTAATCTTGATTGTAAATTAGGAACTCTGAAATGATTAGCAGATTCTCCACCAGTATTATACTTTGTACCAATTTCCTGATACAACTGCCAAAATTCAGCATTTGTGCTATCATACTGACTACCATTACACAACAACCATCCAGTTGGTGCAACTGTAGTCCTATTTGGCCAAGGCATGATAGTTCCTACCTTATTACTATCTTTAAATCTATCAAGAAATAATACCACTTGATTTAAATTATTACATGCTACTTTTTATTTAGCCTCATTGTTGCTGCTGTTGTGACTTATATGCACCGTAACTTAATTCATCAGGGTCAGTGTCATCTTGCTTACTTACTCTCCTCCTAATAAATTCCAATTCATGCCAACAATCCTCATAACAACATATACAAACATGGATACGTTTATGCATAAACTTCGATAGATCACACTGTGGTCTTGGTTTTGTTGCTATCTCAATAGTAATATAATTTGATACAGCAACCCACTTATTTTTAACTCTCTTCTCATTATCATCTGAGTTTCCTTTATAATATACCCATCCCTCATGAACCATACCGAGTGCAGTAGTCCACTTCACATAGTCATTGACCTTAGGAACGTAATTAGTCATTCTTAAACCAATCGCGTGAGTTGTAAACTTTATCATCTTTCACACCTGATTCTCCAAACATCTTTATGAGATCTTCTCTTACTAAGTTCGCTGACTCCATCAGATATGATTTGAATTGTAAATTAAATACAATAACTGTTCTGGGTTTTGTACTTCGGTTCTGAGTTGTATAATGTAGGAGATTACCAGGAATCACCAAAATATCACCCTCGTTAACATGAGGATTATATTGATAAATTATACCATCAACAGACCTATAGGGAGAAACAAGACATGTTGACTCATGCAATTTTTCATCATATCCAGCAAACAAGATACATGAAAAGTTTTCAACTCCATGATCATGAGGTAAATGTTGATGAAAAGTCTGTGCTTGTTCAACCCATGCACTTGTAACCATCAACCCATGTAAGTCTTCTTGATACAATGTGTTATCTGCTTCAGGATCACTGGTAGGATGATCATTAACTGTGCCTTCTGAATATTCTTTTACATCAATACACCAATCGAACCATGCTTTAGAAATTAATTCAATCTCCTGAGCAAAGAAACTATTGAATAAATGATTCTTCCAATCAACATAATCATTATCCTGATTATAAAAATCCGTGGGGACATTTGCATCAGTTAGACTTTGAAGTTCTAACCTCTCACTAAGTATCTGTTGCAACTCTTCAACTCTTTCTGCAAAGTTTTCCATTGGGAAAACCATGTGAGGTACAACAAATGGAAGTATGGGTTTAAATGCTTGTCTAATTGGATTCTCTTTACCATAAAACTCTTTACCAGTAAACTTCTTCTTCTCACTCATTTGTTAGATTCCTCAGTTGTTGCATCATGTCCAGTGATTCATTCTCTAATAACATAGAATCAATCGCTGATTTAACCTCAAGTAAATCCTCTTGGGTCATACTAAAATTTACAGACAAATGTTGATCAGTAAGGGTCATGCTGTAGACCTCATACTGATCAACATATCTACCAGATACTTTGATTTTACTGCTCATTAGTCAAATACGGCGGTCACTCCAGTAACAGTAGCACCAGGATTTCGTGCGAGTGCAACGTTTTTTGCATCCTGATAGTCGCGAGCAATTACTCTTTCTTCAAAGATAGTACCTGCTTTAAAAAGTGTGACTTTAACTTTCATAGTAATTTATGTAGCAAAGGAAAGATAGAAGTGTAATTCATCAACAGTAATTTCTACTTTTGATGCTATTTGTTCAAATGTGAATGAACCCTCGGTCATCATATCATCAACAGTTTGTTTGAACTGAGGTGAATAGTTGCCAGTTAGAATTTTGGTTCTATACTCCATGTCATGGAGTAGTTGTTTCATTCTTGCCATTATTTGTTGTCCTCATTATATGGTGAACTGAAGTATTTTCTGTTGGCAACATATAATACTCCTAATGCTGTGAAGATGCCGAAGAATCCAATGATAAGAATTGGACTTTGTGGAAAGTCATATGTTGGAATGACTGAATGAAATTGTTGCATGTTTCTTTGTTTTACTTATCTTTATTGTATAAGGTCTAGGATGTTAATGGTGGGTTCTTGTGCCACTTCCTGAACTGGGTGATAATTTTGTATTCTCTCCTGAATTAGGTTACCATAGTCTTCGTGTAGTTCACATCCAGTATAATATCTGCCTAGTGACTTCGCAACCATCGCACTTGTTCCTGATCCCATGAATGGATCAAGGATTGTATCTCCAACTTCACTACCTGCTAGTATGCATGGTTCAATTAGTTCAGGTGGAAATACAGCGAAGTGTGCTCCTTTATAAGGTTTCTTTGTTACTGACCAAACAGACCGTTTGTTTTTTGTAGGATAAGACTTGGTAAGCCCACTATGAGGAGCCAAGCCACTACCAGGATTGTGGTACTTGCCATTTGTGCGATCTCTTGTTCCCCAATCTTTTGCTGGTTCTTTGATTGCTTCATTATCATAGAAATAGTTTTTACTCTTACTTAATAAAAATATGTACTCATGTGCTTTTGTACATCTATCTTTCACACTCTCTGGCATGGGGTTAGGTTTATGCCATATTATATCTTGTCTCAGATACCATCCGTCTGCTCTCAATGCAAATGCTAACATCCAAGGGATACCGATTAGATCCTTACTCTTTAATCCTTCTAACTTATTACCTCTCACTGGTGTACTCTGTGGTAAATCCTGTCTTGTTTTTGATACTGTCTGTTTTGGATAGTTACCATCGGATCTGTAATTATAATATGAGTCACCAATATTCAACCATAGTGTACCATCATCAGTTAATACATCACGTACTAGTCGGAATACCTCCACCATTTGTTTTACATACTCTTCTGGTGACTCTTCTTGCCCTATTTGGTTTTTTTCTCCTCCATAGTCTCTTAGACCATAATATGGGGGGGATGTAACACACATGCGAGCACTTGAATTTGTTAGATTCTTAAGTGTTTCACGACAGTCTCCAAATAAGATTGTATCTTTCATCCTTAATCCTTGATTAAAAAGTGTTTTTTGATCACTGATACCTGATCTTCATACTTAGCAATCATGTTTAGTTCCTGTTCTATTGCTTCCATCACATCAGGATGCTCACCAATACCAACAGGATTAGTTAAGTATACTTCTACATTCATTTTATGCTTTTGAATGTCTCCTTGAGCATGAGCAAGGAGTGCTGAAATAATTTGATTTCTCATTTGTCTAAGACCTCTATGTGTGATTTGAACATTGATGGAGTCTGGAACCAGATTAAGTTTGCTTGTTCCCACTCATCTACAATAACTGGATCTGCACCAGTGAATACAACTTTGTACCTATGTCTGTCGTAAGGTGTTTCGCTTGTACATGTAAAGTGCTTCGGCAATTTCTTTTTCTCCGTCTTTCCATGTGAGAATGACTTGTTGTTCTTTTTTCCCATAACTGTTTTTTACCCTCGTGTGTGTTACATCTGCATCAAGGTATTTGATAACCTCTATCAGGTTGTTTATGGCAACAATTTTGTCTGCCTGTTCTTGTGTAATAGCCATTAATCGTCAGGTTCTATACCATATGGTGTTAAATCGTATTTTACTTTAGCAATACCCTCATGTTTTATTTTAGTGGGTTCTCCTATCTTAGATAAAATAGCAGCAGGTATTTTCTTTTTAGTTATGTCGTAAGGTATGGGTGCATTAGCAACACATACTCTGACACATTCCCACTCTTCCTCATTCAGATCGTACATGGTATACCTCCACGTAAGAATTACATTTTGGGCATGATAAGTTAGTAACTATATCATACTCTGGGTCATCAAGGTCATGATCCCCTCCCCATATAAGTTCAGTTTGACAATGCCAACAATTCATAGGTCATACCCAATTCGGTTTTCTGGATGGGTCACGTAAATAATTAGATGCAACCCAAGGTTTGCTCGATATATAACGTTTGTAAGCAGTAAAAGTGTCAATGCTTGTGTCAAATTTAAACTCATCAGGACCTGCGAATGCGAATG